ATTATCCTCGCCACATGCTTTAATAGCTTTGTACAAGCTAGTGACTAAACTGGCAGTATCGTAATTATCATTAAAAATATAATTAACACCATAATCAGGAAACAACTCTCTATTAAAACCAACTGCAACATAAATATCATCTATTCCTATGTCCCTTAGTCCGATTAGCTTATGCTCCAAAATTGTCTTTCCATCTAACTTTAATAGAGATTTAGGAGTATTCCCACCAAACCTAGTTCCCCTACCTGCTGCAAGTATCACGGCCTTCATTTACCACAAATCTCCTCTATTTTATCAACTATTCTTTCTGTAGAGTTTCCATCACAATAACCCATTGATTTATCAACCCAATAAGATCTCCTATCAGAGTATTTATTAGGTTCAGAAATACTGCTCTCAACAGCCAAACTTATGTGTGAAATATCATCAATAGAAACAACCTCTCCTATATCAAGAAACTCGTCATTTCTATCCATCTTAAGGTAGTTTCTAGCTTTTGTATTATTTAACAAAACAATAGGTTTATCAAGTAAAGCAAATTCAAACACTAGACTTGAAACATCACCAATAAGTAAATCACAACCAAGAATATAATCATGCTTATTAACATAATCTGATCTTACTTTTAATCTATAATCCTCATATTCATTCTTATAATCACACATCTGGTGTGGCATAAAAATAACATGATAGTTTGGAAGCAAAGACACTATGTCCATTAGCTTGTCTGGATTTCCCTGAACTTGTTTAGATTTTGATTTATAATAGGTTGGTGCAAACAGCACTAACGTCTTCTCGTCTGATATTCTATGACGTTCTTTAATCTTACCCTTAAACTCCTGCTGCTTATTTTTGTTTTTTATATAATAATCAGCTTGAGGCCAACCAAGACCAAGAACATTACCTTCAATGCTTTCCTCAAAATATTTACTTGGTGCTATTACATAGTCCCAGTCTGGATATGTTCGACTCCACTTTTTTATAAACGATACACCATGAAAAACAAGAAAAGAAGGTGACATAGGCGGTTTCTGACGTATCCAGTAACCACTCTGGCATCCTATACTACCAAAAACCTCTTTATCTTTGTTATAACTCTTAGCTGTACCAGTAACAATTGTCCAACCACGATTTTTTAGCTCATCCTCTATAGGATCTAAAACCATATTATATTGAACAAAATCACGAATTATCTGGAATTTCTTCATGTTCCTTACCTAAGTTTTCTGTATTATCATTTGGCCCACCACCAGTAGGTGAAGAGAATGGAACGAATGGAGCCTTTCTAATTTTTCTATCTTGATACTCTTTATCCTCTCTATCAATTCTCTCCATCTCAGTATTTTGATCAATACCTTGTATCTGTAACCTAGTTTTCCTAGAAAGAGAACCCTCTTCATATAAATCTTTAGTTATAATGTTTAAGTCCTTCAAACTATAAAGCTTCATAGGTTCAAACGATGGTATCGGCACATTCTTAATAAAACTATTCCTTTCCTTAATTTCTTTGTATAACTCAACAGTCCAGTCAAGTAGCTTTGTTCTTATTGACTCCAATGTTGCTATGGGAGAAAAGGTTGCCATATCAGACCCACCTTCAACATTAGACCTCATAGTCTCTCCTGTTATAAGAGTACGAGGAAATCCAAACCCAGCAATAATGTCATCCTCCACAGAACTATACTTCTCTCTACTTAACATAGCTTTTGTGTCTGGGGCCACCCAATCAATACTCAATGTATGATTAGCAAACAATTGAAAAATTCTCTCAGTTTGACCTCTAACAGACCTATAATTCATCTGGGATTTAATATGATCAAAGTCTTTATCGTCTGTGGTTGGAAACTCATCACTTCCTAATTTTATTATTTGTATAGAAGCAATGATTCTAGCTGCAACAGAATAATCCATTTTCCTAAGGTTTCTCTTGTGCATAAGAGATTCCAAGGTATTGGTCATATATGGAATTGGATAAATATCTTCTGGTAAGCATTTAGACAATATTGGACGTATTCCCTCCAAACGAATGTCCATGCGAATGCCTTTCTGGTTTTGGACAGCTCTAACAAAGTCTGGATAGTTGAGAACCAGAGCTTTGTATGTTTCTTCATCCTTAGAACCATCGGGCCTTTTGCCCCTACTTTTTATAAATTGAACAGTTTCTGAACTGACTTGAACATAATAATCCTTTATGTTAGGAATAGGTGTTTTCTTAATTTTTATGGTTGCTGGGTCCCTAAACCAAATATTGTCTGGAACCTCAATTCTACGTCTAGAGTTTAACTCAGGAGAAAGTTCCGCACCGCTAATCTTTGACCACTCATAGTGAGGAACAACTAATCCTGACAATAAATACTCTAAACATACATTCTTATAGAACTCCTCCAACATACTATGCAAAGATTCAAAGACATCAAACTCCACATCAGAACACAGCCCCCTCTGATTCATCATCGGAGAAATGGCAAAATCAACCATCTTATTGATTACTGTACCAGCAATTGGGTCGTGTTTGTAAAAGAATCTACACATCTTTATTAGCTTTTTATAGTCTTTTGGCAGCTCCATATAATCAATAGTATCACCAAACACCAAACCAGTCTGATGAGGATCATCTAATAAATTTACCGAAGCTTTTGCAAGCTTGAGGTTTTCTGTTTTTTCTTCCATATGGTTACCTCACATTCCACCCACCTTGGGCTAAATCACTATACCTTCCCCTTCCTTTTGGTTTATCAGGAGAGTAATACTCATAATAATAACCATATACCCAAGTGAGCAAGGACGCTAAAATATGATCATCTCCTCTTTGCCCACCAGCAGGCGAATAGACAAAATACTTTGGTTGGCCCAGCATATCTCTAGTAAACCCTACACGCTCTAATTCTGATATCATCTCATCGTCCTTGTTTGAGAATACTATAATTTGATCATTCTGAGTCCATTTTTGCAAAGTCTGAATAGTAAACTTCCTTACTCTATCCTTAATCTCTTTGCCGTTTTCATCATAACCAGTAATAACACCACCTTGAAAATCAACCAATATCAACCTCTTCTGATAGTCTTTTCCTTTAAACTCGTCTAGATCCTGCAACATTTGTCCAAGAGCTAATCCACTGCTACCAGCATCAAGTGTTATCATGTTAAACCCATAAATATTGTCCAACCAATCAATTATCTTTGCTTGCATAGGATACTTTATTCTTCTAAGTTCATACCTTAGAAAAATTCTCCACAAATCTTCCTGACGATAAAGTATAGTTATTATAGTTGGTTCATTACTAAACCCAGCGTCCACTGAACAAGAAATTAGGTCTGGTTGAATATTTAACATATCTGGGGCTTTAAGAATCTCATAAAACTTACCACCGACCTGCTCTAGAGACAAGTTATTAATCATTCCAATAACAACATCATAATCCTCAATCTTCATTAGTTTACGATCAAATACCGAGAATGCTGGAGATCCGTGCTGTCCTAAAACTAGATGAACATAATCATCACCCTCTTCACCACCATACTGCTTTAAGTCTGCTTTATGTTGTGACCTTCTATACCTAGGGCTCTGCAACCTAGAAACATTATGCCTAGACCACCTATTATCAACTTGGTCAGCCTCGTGCAGTATGTTTTTCTCCCTCATCCCGTTGGGAACACCGCTTATCCACATTTGATAATTATCATCCCAAGTGGTTAAGCATTGACCTAGAGAGTTCCAAGCAATATAATTAAAAACCTGAGCCTCATCCACAAAAATACAAGGAGTATGAAGCCCTATAATATTACTGTCAGCAGACGAACCAACAATTCTACAACGTATAGTAGCTCCATTAAGAAGTTTTATTAGATGCTCAGAAAAGTTTATACTAGTACGATCAACAAAATTCTTTAAAAATGGGTGGCGTCTAAAAAATTGAGTAAGTCGTAGAAAAACTGGTTCTAGTTGTGATTTGTTTTGAACAACCAACACAACCTCATTAGCACTGGCCTTAGAATACTTATTACTAACAACGTTATGTATTATTTTAGTTTCTAGTGAAACAGTCTTTCCAGTTGTTCTACCAGTGCATACGCTAACATAGGGAGAATCATCAAGTATCATCAACTTTTGATAGTTATTAAACTTCCAACTTCCACCGCTATTTATTTCATCGTCAGTACTCCTAATAAACTCACCAAAAGCTACAGGATCATCTATAAGTTCTAAAACAGCTATATCACCATCATCAAGAAACGCCTTCTCTTTCATTTGTACTCACCAACTTATTACACCTCGGACACTCAACCTCTAAACTATACCTAACTTTTTCTGGTTCCTCTTTTTCTGCTGACAAAGATCCAGGTTCCCCTCTTTCCTTAACATAAACATAATACTTAGCTAGGGTTAAATTACAATCCTCACACTTTAACGAAGACAGTCTAAAGCTCCAAAACTTCTTAGCCTGATCTTTCAGCTTATCTATATAGCTTATTACACTTTCCTCAGCCTCACTAGATCTTTTTTTCCTATCTATGCCAAGAGTAGTCTGCAAACTGGTATAGGAGTTAACAGCATCTCTCAACGCTGCATTAAGATCTTTTACTCTTTTGGTATCTGATCCAGAACTCTTTATAGAAGACAGCTCTGATTGGAGATTCTCTATTATTATTTCAAAATGTGCCAACTGCCTCAAAGAGGCAAGGTCATTGGCTCTATTTAAATCGTCAAGTTCATACGTATCGAGATAAGTCTCTAACTTAGCCTTTACCTCATACCCCTTTGGTTTTCTGCCCATTATTAATCTCCCCTTACAATTCTTTCGTCTTCCGAAAAATCATAACCTTCAAACAGATGAAAAAATTCTGGCTGTCTTCTCCTTCTCTTTTCCTCATTCTGAACAAATCGTGTCCAAGGAACATTTGCTTCTATATCACCTCTAAATTCCTTATAACACTTGTAACAATACCAACCCCTACTGATCTCTTTCTCACAAACGCTGCATAAAAACACTACTCTTCACCATCTTCTATAGGACAACCATCTTCACACTCTATGCACTGTAAAACCTGAGAAGATCTGCTGTTATTCCTAAAAACAGTTAGTCCCTTGAGGTTCATATCATAGGCCAACTTTATAGTTTTCTCAATATCATCAACGGTTGCCTCAAACGGTAAATTAATTGTCTTAGATATAGAATTATCAACATGCCTCTGAAAGGCTGCCTGCATCTTTACATGCCACTCTGGTGAAATTTCTAATGCTGTCCTAAATATTTTTCTCCACCTAATAGGAACTTCGTCTATATTAGACACATTACCGTTATTTTGTATTATTTTTCTTATAAGTTCTGGTTTATACCATCCTTCTTTTTTGCCAATATCCTCAAATAACGAGTTTACTTCAAAAAAGGTGTTGCCTTCAAGTATATTTGAGCGCCTATACACAACAGCAAACAACGGCTCAATGCCACCAGAGGTCTCAGCAATTATTCCTATGCTTCCTGTTGGTGCTATCGTTGTTAAAGTAGCGTTTCTTTGAGGAGAGTTTACTACAGACTTGTCTATATTAGGAAAGTTTCCTCTGTCTTCTCCCAATTTAACAGAAGCCTTTCTTGCTTCTATGTTTATAAAGTCCATAACTTCTTCTGCAATCTGTATAGCCTCTTCAGAATCATAAGGTACCTCAAGCTTTATAAGCATATTCGCAAATCCCATTACACCAAGACCTATTTTCCTGTTGCCCTTACACAGTTTTTCTATCTTCTCCAACGGATAACTAGAAGCATCTAAAACATTGTCCAAAAACCTAACAGAGTGCTGAACAACCTTACGTAGAGAATTATAAACTATTTTACCATCATCTACAAACTTCTCTAGGTTTATTGAGCCCAAGCAACACGCCTCACCGTCTAATAATGGTTGCTCACTACATAAGTTTACTATTAATGTACCAAGCTCTGGAGTTGGGTTGTCTTTTTGTAAATTATCCCAAAAAACTACACCAGGCTCTCCATTTCTCCAAGCAGCCTCTGCAATAATCCTAAATAATCTTCTGGCCTCAACTTTTCTAACCTTTTCACCGCTTCTTGGATTAACCAAATCAAAATAAGAACCATTCTTTACTGCACGCATAAAATCGTCAGTTATAGCCACTGATATATTAAAATTGTTAAGGTCATTGTCATTAGACTTACAGTGTATATAATCCTCTATGTCTGGGTGTGATACCAATAACAATCCTAAGTTTCCACCTCTTCTAATACCACCCTGCTTAGTAACATCACTGACAACATCAAATATCCTCATAAAAGACACCGGACCACTGGCAACACCGCTTGTTGTTCTGACAAAGTCATTACTTGGTCTTAGTTTTGATAAGTGAAGGCCAACTCCACCACCAGCTTTTTGTACCATACCAGAATCCTTAGCAACTTGTAAAATATTCTCCATGCTGTCTTGTATCTCAAATCCGAAACACGCAAACAAACATAACCCTTCTTTATTCTCAGCATTAGCTAGAACAGGTGTAGAAGGTAAAAAATACCTATTAGCCATCAAATTGTAAAAAGTCTTTGTCCAATAATCTGGGCTGCTTCCGTACCTCTTCTCCACAGAAGCCACCGCCCTAGCAACTCTACGAAACATTTGAGAAGGTGTTTCCTTTTTACCGTCAATACTTTTTAAGTACCTTTTTTCAAGTAAAGATAAAGCGTTGACTCCCATCTTTAAATCATCTTCAACACCAATTGCTTGCCTAAATCCTCTAACCTGAGCACGCTCTGCTCTATATAATATATAAGACTTAGAAAGTTTAGGGCTCGCTAATTTTATTAAATTGTCTTCTACTTTATCTTGTATTTCTTCAACAGAAATTTCTCTACTGCCGTTTATTGTTTCAGTAACTCGATTGGCAACTTCTTCTGCAAGTTCATGATCAACCTCATCAACAGATTCCATGGCCTTAGTGACAGCACTAAGTATCTTATCTTTATTATATTTAACTATTCTGCCATCACGCTTTACTACTCTAATCGGCAAACTAACACTTACCAATTTACACCTCCAACATTAAATGCTAACTACTTTACCTTCATCATCACATTTCATAATATGCCACTCAGTTGGATCGTCTATTTGCTGACAAACTAGTACAACTACTTTAGCATTATCATCAAAGCTTAATTCTTTAATAAGCTCTCTAAGTTCCTCTATTTTCATTTAATCACCTCAAATCATGTACTCCCTCTCCCTTATGGTTCCAATACTTCTTCCATCGCTTTAAAACCTCTACTGCAGAATCAAAATCCGGTACCACCTTAGTAGCAAGATGCTCAATCCAACCACCAACATAATTTCGCTTTATAACTAGTGTCGGTTTATTAGCTATCCAAGTACTGTAATAAAACTCACCAGCGGTTCCCCAACTAGGAGAATCACCAGTCAAAATAATAACAGCATCAACCTCACGAAGGTCGTTTAAATCTCTATGAATGACCTCTTGAATTGACAAGTCCCCAAGGGCCTCGCTAGTAATGTTGTTACTGTCCTGTAGATGCTGCTTCCCCCTAACAGGGGTCCGACACTTAATTCCTGCTTTATTCAGTTTTAAGGTAAGCTCGTCACGATACCTAACCGCTTCCTCATAACTTAGATTAGCTATTCTTCCAGCTAAGTATACTTCAAATTCTTCCATTCCTTTCACATTCCGGTAGATCCAAATCCACCGTCTCCTCTTTTAGTTTCTGATAAATTACTAACAACTTTAATATTTGTCGGTACCAGCTTAACTATTTTTGCTTGAGCTATTCTAGAACCAACACCAAAAGAAACAACACGATCAACAAACAATCCATACATGTTTATAATTAATTCTCCTCTATAATCAGAATCAATTATCGCAGGTGAGTTCGGTATAATTACTCCCTTGCCTGCTATTCCACTTCTTGGGTAGATCTCCAAACAATACCCTTTTGGAATCTCCACAGACAACCCAGTGTGTACCTTAGCTAGTTTTCCTTTTGTTATCAACACATCTTCACAAGTAGATATATCAAAACAAGCAGACCCGTCAGTAGCAATGGTTGGTATTTTTGCTTTCTTGTTTAGTTTCTTTATCTTAAGTATTATCATAATTTATTCCTTTCTAATCATACTCTATCCACTCTGTTTTATCAAGAATTTCTTTAGATGTAATCATATCCCTTTTATTTTTTAGTTGTTTATGAACAGATTTAAACACACGCCTTATCAGCTCTTGTTGCTCGTAATTAAAATCAACATTTCCTAAATTAGTAGTACTAAGTTTTCTTCCCAACTTAGACAGCTTTTCCAACTCTCTACTAATGTCACGCCTCATTTTATGTCCTATTTAGAACACTTACTACAAACATGCCAAACCTCATCCCAATCCCTATTAGTCATCTTTGGGACCAATCCCTCATATTCTGGATGCATCAAAGAATAATCACCACGCCTCAAAGGCTCAGCAATGTCTCTAATGTGTAAACAACACCAAAAACAAATCTGCTTATTATTAAACAAAGGACAATCCACAAAACTTCTAGCATACCTAGCATCACTAATGTTATCGTGTTCGTAAACGGCCAAATCTTCCAAACTACACTTCATTTTTTCCTCTCCTTTAAATAATTATAGATTTCAATCTCTATCTTACCTATTTTTTCCATAAATTCAAACATACTAATAGACACAACAATATCAGTATCGTCTGTCTCTATGCGCTCAATACCATCAATTACTTTATTCAATAACTCAATGGAACCGCGAATTTCTGATACAATTTTTTCTTTATTCATACAAATATATATATATTATATGGCTAGAGGCTTAATTAATATATGTGATCTATATATACGCTCCTTTTTGTCAGAAAATTATCTATCTGACGGCTCGGCATTACCTACCTAATTTGTTCGTATTTATGAGTGAGTCCATTTTCTTTTTTAGTTCAGCAATATTATAATCAGTATAAAGGATAACTTTTCCGACTCTTTTTCCATGTGATAAATCTATAGGCATATCTACATGATAACCATAAAATTTATGCCTTCCGTTTTTAATTTCTCTCCAATATCTCCCACCCTCGGTGTTAACATATGCGTGTATATTGAATTTTCTCTTCTTGTAGAACACTATATAATCTATTCCTAATAGATCAAGTTTTTCGTCATATATTACTTTCTTAAAATGTTTTCTCAGTAGAAAACCTAAGTGATGCTCGCGCACGTAAGATAAATACGACCTCTTCAACCTAGATATAATACCTTTATATTTTATAGTCGGATACTTTTCCTTAAAATAATTAACGAAATCATCCTGCTTTGGTGGTACATCATCTACTATCATTTCCCTAAAAGTAGTCAACATAAATGGTATAGAAATATTCTCAGTCTCCTCGACTTTGGCAGGCGGTTTAGTAATCTTATATTCCCTCAAAACATCTTCTAACTCTTCTATTGTCATATTATTCCTTGTGGAGATGGGGGAGAGTTGAACTCCCCGTCCAGAATATAAATTAAATAAGACTTCTACAGGTTTATTTGCTTTTTGTCTTTCTCTTTTCTATAAAGCAACAAACTTGATAAGAGGCATCCCTATATTTATACAGTTACTAGAGATTCAACTGGTTCAGCTACTAAGTTGTCCTTTTGAACGGCCGTAGCATTCTCGTTCAAAAAGAGCAGTCCTTCATTTAGAACTACAAAAATACTGTTTTTGCCAGTTATTTCTTTGATTAATTTAAAGTCTTTAACCATGGACTACCTGCTTACTTACCCATTTTTACCCTGTCGAAACCACGCATCCCCATACTAATATATTACCAAAATACAACCAAGTCTTCCTACGTAGCTAATTTATCACAGAAAATATTATAAAAAGTCATTTTATGGTTGCCAAGTCTCTATTAAGTCCAAATCATCCTTAGATAACACCTTTTTTGCGTCTTCTATCATTATTTTAAATTTTCTGGTTAGGTGCACTATAGGAATTTCTATTAAATCATCCTGTAACAAGTTTTCGTCGTATATTCTTACATTAACATACGTATTATTATTAAAACATGATATGGTTATTTTACTCATCTCCCATTTTTTATCAGTAATGTTATATATTGGAGCATCAATAAAAAGAACACCCTCATAAGGACAGTCACACATTAGGTCTATAGCGTTATATACGCTATTCAGTGTGGCGCTGTTTAGTTCTAATTTATAAAACACTCCAGGATCTAAATACCCATATACTATCTTCATATACATAGTATACCAAATAGACGTGTCATTGTCAAGCCAATAATATTATGTTAAGATAATTACGTTAGCCAATACTAAAGTTCTCATTTTTTTCAAGACGACTATGGGGAACACAAGCTCGCGCGCGATTCAGTCACGTGCGATTTGTTCACACAGTACCGGGGGGGTTGTGTCGCGTGTGAATATAATACATCACGTGTGAGTATTATACATCATATGTGAAGTTGGGTTGTACATTTTGCACAATGCATTTTGCACAACCCAACTACACACTTCGTGACTATTTCACGTCAAATGGAGGAGTGACGTGCTGGACATGAGGATACTTCACCTGTGAGATTCTCTCCTGCGCTTGTCTCTCCAGATTCTCTTCCTCTTGTGCGCAGATCTTACAGACTTCTGCAACGTTCCTATAAGGACAATTCTCACAATTCATAATTACCTCTCTTATGATTTATTTGGGGAGTTGGTACATCGCGCACCAACTCCCCAATTC